AACCGGCACATCTATCTTAGGCTCAATAAATTGCTTCATTGATTCTCCCTCGATACGATTAACACCACTAAAATATTCTTGTAGTCCATCAATAGCGTGCTTAATCATTTCCGGAATATGCTCAAGAAACTCCTCGTATTCCTCTGCATCTTTGCCATTATCCCAAGTTCTAGGATTGTATCCTTGATACTCTGTGAGTGCATACCTAACTGCTTCATTGATATCCATTGATTCTTGGACACCTTTGATCGGACTGTAGTTGTGCAATCCCATAGCACAATCAACACCTGTCTGTACGTTTATCCCAGCTATAGGTCTTGATGCCATGGGGAAAGACATCTTATGTTCTTTTCTAAGGTAGTGCTTGAGTATCATTTCGTCTTTGGTTGCTGTGCCATTGCTTGCACTTTCATGCTCAATGCCAAAGTTTAATCTGTAGTCAGGTATCTCAGCCATTGCTTGCCCTTTCAAGAATTAAGTTCCAAGCGTTTTCTATATCTTTTTTTTCTTGGTCTTCGTCATTGTATAACTCATCACAAATTAAAACTAACTGATGCTGTATAGTTCCTATTGCATCTTCTAATTGCTTATCCATTAGTCTATCTCCTGTACCATGTAGCCAGTTCTGCGACTATCAACATACGTAAGACCTCGAAGCTCATCTAAGAATACTTCCCAATCTTCTCCATCATAATCGAAATTATCTGTGTCAAAGTTTAACCTTGCACCATACTTTTTGACCATATCTTCTTTGTGCATTAAAACTAATTTACCCATAATAACCCTCACTTTCTTTGCTATTGATTACGATATTATTCTTTACAATCTTTACTGTCAACATATTATTTAATTATTATTGACAGATTGTCAACATATAAATATTATCTTGTTATGAAATTAATCGACTACATAAAACAGAATAAGCTAACACAAAACAAGTTTGCCCATAAATCAGGGTTAACTCGTTCAGCTATTTGCAGGTTATTGAAGTGTGAAAGATTTCCAAGTCCTGACACTATGAACAAGATAGAGTTAGCTACACTTGGGCAAGTAACTGCCAATGACTTTCTCAGGCAAGCTCAAGAGAATATGATAGATGGCAGATAGTCGTAACAAAGGTGCATCTTTTGAAAGAAAGATATGCAAGCTCATCAAGGATAATCTAAACATAGATGCCAAGAGAAACTTGGATCAGTATCAAGCTAAGGGTCAAGCTGATATTATAATTCCTGAGTGGTCTATTGAATGTAAAGCGTATCTTAAAGGCACTACGTTCAAGCGTGCTTGGTGGGAGCAAGCGAAAGAATCTGCTGAGAGTTTAAATCTAACTCCAGTATTGATATACAAATACAATAATTGTCCTATCAAGTGTGTTATTTCTCTTGATGTGTTATCGAGGAACTTTAGCTCAGGGCATGATTTGGTTTGTGAAGTAGATATAGATACATGGTTTTACATAGTGAGGGAGCGAGATGTTATTAGCTGATGGATTTGAGAAAGCATTTATGGGTATTGCAATACCTAATCCTAGTTCTGAAGAGGTTGCAGTATATGATTACTATAAGTGTATTGAGATACTTAAAGAGAGAGATGGCATGAGTGAAGATGATGCTGTCGAGTTTTTCTATTACAATGTGGTTGGTGCTTACGTTGGCAAGTATACACCGATCTTTTATAAGACTGCTACTATTGAACAAGTAAATGAAAGTTGTGATTACTATGGATAAGTTTGAATTACTGCAAAAGACTGCTGAAGTTATTAAAGAACGTGGAGAAAGTTACGGCTCTATCGTAGATAATCATACTCGAATTGCTAAAATGTGGTCTGTGATACTGGATAAGTATGTTACGACTGAGCAAGTGGCTCTTTGCATGGTAGCTGTTAAAGTGGCTAGGCTGATAGAAACACCTGACCATGATGACAGTTGGCAAGATATTTTAGGCTATGCTTTAGTAGGTTATGAGTGTGCTGATGCAAAAAAATGATTTCAATATAATCAGAAAATATGCCAAGACCTGTAAATCAAAAGATAGGTTTAAACAAATTATGCTTTCTCTTAATGTGATTGGGAAAGAAGATAATCATATGACTGATGTTACTCTTGATGCTTACTGGTCTTACTATAATGAGCTTGAACCTGCTGAACAAAGAATGAGAGATGTTTCTCGTTTTGTACATGGCTACGTTAGCAAACATATCCAAGATAAATTATTTTCTTGACAGGTTTTTTCTCTTTCGTATAATCAGCGTAGCTGTCCTAGCACAGCCATACGGCAACTATCAAAACATTGTTTTGTTTTCATAGTCTTTCTGAATGTATGCAATAATAAAAATAAAAAAAATATCTGAGATTTGATAGCAATGCAATACAGTACATCTATGCAGTACAGTACTGCATAGATATACTTACATAGATTTGCGTTTTTTCTCTTTTACTTTTCGTCTTGATAAATTCTATGCAGCAAAATAGAGATTGTTTTGCTAATCTCAATATTGCCTGTTTCGTACCTGGATACAGTCATAGCATCAACACCAAGTAAATTTGCTAGTTCGTGCTGCGTGTATTGCAGCTTTTTACGTATAGTTTTAAATTGCTCTTTTGTTATTTTCATAGTATATTACTCCTATCCTTTGCTAGGTTAAGGCGTTGCAATTTCATGTTTTGCAACGCCTTTTTTATTTTAGTTTATTTCTCTTTTGCTAGTTGTGCCTTTAACAGCGTTTTAAAGCTGCTCCAGGCTTGTTAATGTATAACCTGGTAATAAACCAGGCTATACAATCATTGTTTATTGTATGTTAAAGTTTTGATAATAGCAGTTATCATTAAGTAAGCATAAAAACCATATGCCATAGTATAAGATATATACTGTTGCTATTGATGCTGTTATTAAAGCTATAAATTTAAGATAGCCTTTTATTATGCTAGTCATGTTAAACCTCGTATTTTGCATAAAGTTTTTTAAATGAATTACAAGCTCTATCAAAGCCGTATTTCTCAACAGCTTGTTTGAATTGCTTTCTTGTAATGTTTCTGTTTGTTTTTATGTCTTTTAATTGTACTGGATAATTCTTTTTAATATTCTTATCATAAACAATTAACCAACCTTTATAATAATCAATATCAAAATTATCACTTGTTATAATATCATTGTAAATCATTAGAATTGATCCTTTAAAAAGTTTTCTATTGTTTCATAGCTTGCCTTATTTCTTAACAAATCTCTAAGTTCTTCACTTTCTAATGCGATATCAACATCTATTAGATACTTGCCACATAAAGCGTAAAATTCAAATCTAGTCATTGTTTAGATCCTTTCTTGGTTGCTAGGTTATGAGCTTGTAGCTCTAGCTAGTCTTGGCAATGCAAGACTAACAAGAGTAACAAGGCTAAGCTGTTTTTGCTATAGTACGCCATAAAAGATTATTAGTTGTTATGTCATAGCCGAGATTTTTAATTGCATAGTCTGTACTAAATGGCTGGATATCCAGCAACTTAGAAAAGCAATTGCTATCGCTGCCGTAATATAACGGCTCATTATTTTTGGTTATTATGTGCGACGGCTCGATTGATAGAATTATTTTAGCCATGAAATTGAAGTAATTATCACAAACCTTTTCTTGCAGCTTGTCGCTGGGATTTTCTTCAATACTTCCCATTTCAATAGCCAGTTGAATAATATTATAATATGTATAATCAATATTTAGAGCTAAGCCTGATAGCCATTCGATCATCGCTGCCAACTTGCCTTTCTGTTCAATGCACCAACCATATTCAGAATAAAACCTTGAAAAGATATAGCTTATTTTATCCTGGTTTTTGTGTAATGGCTTGCCGTTTATATCCTCATCTATTGTATCAAGTATATAATTAATATAGTTCTTTTTATATTGCGTATGATGTAATTTCATTGTTTTAGTTCCTTTGCTAGTTGTTAATGTTTATTAATGGATAGTAAATTGTAATTATTGTAAATATTCCTGATAACATAAGTATTAAAAAGAATAAGCCAGGCAAGTTTAAAGATAGTAAATAAAAACTTACAGGCAGCATTAAGAAGAATTGTGTTAATGCTATTAATAAGACTGTTTCATATTTCATTTTATTGATTCCTTGGTGAATTGCCAAATTCATCTATAAATGCGTAAACAGCTATAAATATCGGTGAGGTTAATAAGGCAATTAATATTGATAGATGAATAGTATTTAAAATATTATTATCGCTTTCAATAAATACTAAGCCAGTAATTATTATTAAGTATATTATAAAAGATTTTAACATGGTTTAACCTTTGCTAGTTGTTAATATACCTATAGTATATATACTTATTGTATAGATGCAAGCATAAAAAAACAAAGTAAAACAAATACTTAGCAAAATAGTTTTTCCTGCTGCTATTTATTAAAGTAAATATTTTATTGATTGCATTAAATAAATAGTTTATTGAAAGTATATAAAGGGAAGTACTAAGATATATTTTTATAAACACGTAATTGAGACATTCTTACACGGCATAGCATGAACCAGGCACGCAAAAAAAGAATAGTACGCAATAACACGCAAATAATAAGGCAAGGGGGGCTATTTTTAAGGACGGCACACCCCAAAGGGGTCGGCTCACTTTTATATATGTTAATAGATAGTTCTACACACACATGATAAGCAAAGCAAAACAAGAGCACATCATAGCATCCATTACAGACGGACACAGCCTAGTCAAGGCTTGTGCAGATGCAAAGGTCAGTCGTGCTACGTTATATCGCCATATGAGCAAAAATGCAGAGCTAGATGCTGAGGTAAAGACTGCACAGAGACAGGCTGCTGAGAAAGCACTAGAAGAGCTAGAGGATATGTACGGAGATGCGTTGCATGGGCGAAAGAGTTACGATCCTAATCTATTGAGAGACTATGGACATCATGTACGTTGGAAGGTGCAGAAGATATTACCAGAGAGATTTGGCGAAGCTAAGAGCCGAGCAG